ACCGTAGAAACTATATTTACTGTTCCTAGGTTGATTTCACCCTTTACATAATCAACTGTCCCTGCAGACTTGGCAATAACTCTTACAGAACCATCCGGAATATTTTTAACAATTGATAAAATTCCCGTTTTCTTATCTGCATTTGGAACATCAGTCAAATAAACAATATCAGATTCACCAGATATTCTAAATCCGGTCGATTTAATATTTTTACCTTCATCCGAAACATGGAATTGGTTACCAAAACACAACTCATATTGTGCAAACTGATTTAACAGTGCTACCAAGTTTCTTCTTATTTTAATTCTTGTAATGTTCGATGTTACGGCAGTATCAGTATCATCAATAGTTCTTAAAACTTTACTGTATCTGAATCTACCACCAAACTTATTCAAATCACTTGATTGTGAATAACTTGTAAGTGAGTTGGATATTTTTGTTTTTAGATCATTTGCAGTTGATACCATAGAGTCATTATAATAAACAAATGAATCTGCCTCAACATATAATATTTTGAGATCGACTATTTTTTGATTAATACCAGAAATAGAATACTGTTTTAGTTTTGATAAAATCCTCGATTTATTAAAGTCGGATACTAAGAATCCATTTTTGGGTTTAATTGAAATTTGAACCGTACCAAAGGCAGGAGGGTCTAGTTCTTCACCACCAACAACTGATACTGATTCAGTATCTGGATAAATCGTTTTTATAATTGTTTCATAGTCACGTCCAGTAACCGCCCTATTCTGTGCAGAATAAATCCTGGGCGCAAAATACTTGATAGAATCTATGGTTTCAATTTCTGATCCATTCTGAGATGATTGTACTGTTGTAACAGTGAATGGTTGGGGTGAGACTGGATTACCATTACTATCAACTATTCTTCCGGAGAAAGAGAAGTTCGTGGATCCATTACCCTCCTTCCCATCTGTAACCAAATAGTTTACCGTAATAATTTCACCAGTTTCTAATTTTCTACCAATTAGTCCATCACCAAATAAGAGTTGATATTTTTCATCCTGAATTTCTTGAATCAAGTAAATATACGAAGATCCAGTTACATCAGTAATATTATTGATCAACTTATATTCTACACCTAATCCAGAATCTCCTTCTTTCTTTACATATACTTTAATTGTTGATGTATCAATAAAAGAGTTGTCAAGAATAAATCTCTGGTCAAGAGAAGAATCGACAACAAATTGCTTTGTAAGATATGTTCCTTGACTTACTTCAATATTTTCAAATGTTGCAGTTCTTTGGGTTGTAGGAACACCATCTATTGTAATGTCCGTTACTGTAGTTGGTAACTGAATATCCTCTAAAATTGAAAATGTATATGACGTATCATTCGTATTTCCAACACAAGTAAGACCTCTTTTCAATACGAGTGTTGGTGTGGTTGTATTTCTTACACTCACTGTAAAGGTAACAGATGCCTTTGCAGCAGTTCTTGACTTTGGTACGTATCCAATGTTCCTTGCGAGGGATACAACGTTCTCACGGAGGGTTGCAGAGTCTAAGAAAGACTCATTTACAACCATATTGGAGTTGAATGCAGTGATATATGTGTTGTATGCAAGAGTATCGATCAATACGGAAAAATTAGAGCCCTCAAAATCAAATCCTGTAAAATCAGAATTAGCACGGAGATAACTCCGAATGGACTCTTTTATTTGATCGAAATCGAGATCTGTAAATTTTGTAAAAGGCATATTATCTTGTTGCCTCTAATAGGAACGAATATTCTTGTGTCGGAAACTCTTGTCCAATAATATCGAAAATCACTGTGACCTCAAATTCATTTTGATCTGGTCTCGGAAATACTTCAACCTGCAAATTATCAACTCTTGGTTCGAAATTTTCAATCGATATTTGAATTTGGTCACTGATTACTGATGCAGTACCAAAATCAACAAACTCAAATAGACTTCCTCTTACATCAGACCCAAATAATGGGTTAAAAAACTTTTCGGTAGGTATTGTTTGAACAATATTTCTCACAGATCTACGAATTGCCGCCTCATTTTTGAGAACTCGCAGATCATTTGTAATAGGATGGGGTTCAAATGATAAACTAATATCTTTGAATGCTCTAGATATCCTCCGATTTGCCATTTTGACTAGAGTTTTCTGACTTTATTTATACCCTCATTCATAAATTGGTTCGGTCCCGTACTCCCAATCATCATAATCCTCATCATTGCGAATTTTTTCGTGCAATTCTGCTTGTTTTTTGAAGTTATGACGTGGTGCATTGTCGTGCATGACCTCTGTTAGCACTCGTTTTGGTTTTTCTTGCATAGATCCATAGTCAGATACGAGTTTTGTAGTTCCCCACATCTCTCTCATATACTCATTATTTCTATCGACAGGTGAATTGCCCATTGTAGCTCCTGATTTACTGCGAAATCAGAACTTTTAGAGGGGTTGCTATCCCTATTTTTATTTATTTTCACTCTCCTCGGATGTTTCTTCACGTTCTTTTGCCGTTTTCCAGAAATATTCGTCCTCACGACCCATTCCAAGTCGATCATTTCCATTTTCAACTTGATAATATTGAGTTGAAACCTTAAAGTCTGGCATTTTTGGATCTACTGGTGTCAGACTATTATCAAAAATACGCAATCTGTTGTTTGGATAGAGAGCATACTGACCATTTTCAAGTTTAATCAGGTTATGTGACTTGTGTTCGGCAGGATTTTCACTGGTTGCCCAGTCAACATAGTCTGGATCATGATGATAGTTATCAATTGTACAAACATAAGTGCCCTTTACAACACCGTGGTCTCTTGTGTAACATTCAAAATCCATACTTCCAATGAATTTTTTATCAATACTGATAACACCATAATCCATACAGTTCCAAAACTGTAGGTTTGGTAGATTCATATCGGGATCAGGTAGTTTGGGACGAGATAAAAACGCACTAATTGGCAACTTATCGTACATTGCCGCATACTCGGGCAAATATGTCTCAAAATAAAAAGCACGTCCAGGAATCGACTTTGCCGATACCCAGACGCCTTTAACAAATTCACCGTGCCCACTCTGATGGTCTGTAAGATATTCTTTACGAACCCATACTTCTTGTGATGGTAGATTGGTGATTAAACAACTCATTTATCCTTTACCTTGTCCTCGATACATTTTACGTTTTCCATTACGAGACGTGGCGGCATACTTTGTATTCTTGCCGGATCCTTGACGAGTTTTCTTCGGCTTACCGGGCATAAAGCCGTCTTTGTAAATACCAATCTTTGAACGAACTGCCATAATACTCCTTAAATTTCAAACATTTTTGTTTCAAGATCTTGAGGTCTTGGAGAACCTTTCTGATAATACTCTATCGAAAGGTCCTCCATAATATCAAAATACTCATCCTCCGTCAAGTTCTTATAAAGTATGTTTCCCTTATGGAGGATTGTATATTTTGTCTGACTCATCAGATAACCCTTGACTTTTCGTGACCAACTCTGATACGAGGATCGCACCAAATCTCAAATCCTGCTTCGATAGCATCGAGACAGAATGATACATCTTCTCCACACATATCCTGAACTTCTCCACTCTCAAAAATCTGCATCTTTGGTGCAAACCAAGGATATTTCATATCAGAGTGCTCAAAGACTCCGTGCTTGATCAGAACCCATCCGAAACCTGTATAGTCTACGGTGAATGGTTTCTTACGCTTGGAGATACTCTCAAGTGTTTCGTGGTTCATTACACCACCATTGTTACGGAAATCTTCCTCTTCCATCCAGTGTGCAACACTCGTGGTACGACCGTCTTCGGTACAATACCATCCACTAGCAATGTCCTGATCCATCAGAACCAACTGCCAGAACTTTTCTGTATTGAATACAATATCACTATCAATCCATAACTGATAATCATAGTGCAACTTTCCGTCCCAGGGAATCTGATCCGGTCCTCGCAGTACATTCGCACCTAAGCATTTGCATCTTGCAAAATTTACCATTGATGAATAATCTTGCGAGATCTGAATGCTTGCTCCTGCCTGCACAAGATCAAAACAAAGTTGTACAAAGTTTTTGAGATATGTATAAGAGACTCCTCTACCGGGTAGGCAAAACACAATGGTCTTGCCTTTGATCATTTCTTTTGCCTTATCATAGTCCCACTCTGCAGTGCTCTCTGATGGTTTGGGTGTCTTTGCTTTAACGGTGAATCCTTTAGCCATAACTGTAAGTAACTACGTCAGTATCATAACACTCTATCTATACGAAGTCAATAGACTAGTCAATATCACTAATAATGATACAGTCGTTCTCAACCTCAATGTTTACTTCTACTCCCTCGTACCACCCCTTCTCATCACAAATCCACTGAGGTATTGTGACATAATACTCACCGGTTACTGGATCGATCTCTACCGTCGTAAAATTTTCCTGCGGATTTTTTTGCATTTCTTTGAACTCTACCATTGATTTTATATATGAAAAAATTTTTTTATGAGAGTGATATTTAGAAGTCGATTTGGGTCGTTTATAGCTTAGGGAAGTTAGGGGTTTTTATATACGGGGGGCATCACGGCGGGTAACACATAAGGGGGCATAATACCCCCTAACTGCTGTATCACGAACGAATGCCTAAAGTGATAACTTTCTGCGGATATCTCTCTCTACTTGATTCAATGCATGACGACAGGAAGGTGTAGATGCCGTATGAATCTTCACTCCTGTATGATGCCTCCAGACTAAATGTTTGTTTGATCGATATAACTCAAACTCATAAGATTGCATGAGTTTGGTGAGTGCCTTCTGGTGTTTCATGATGCAGTCTGAAAACGATTGTTG